GTACCAAGTGCAAAAAAGTATCCCTAAACTTCTGGGCAAATGCTTTATTGACTTCAGTACTCATAATACACCTCTTTAAAAAAGAGATAACAAGGAAGAGTTGTCTGCACCATGCAGGCTCTTATTTGCGTGAAGGCTTAGTTGTCCGTTTGGGGGCTAATTTCTTCACAAGTTTTGGTTTTGAAACCTCTACTGTAATCCTCTTCGCTACTGGACATACACCATAAAATGTAGTCGCTGACGTTTGAGTTTCATAGTGGCTGCAAAACCCATAACTGCTTGGTGTGGTTTTACCTTCGATACGTCTATCTTTAACGGTAAAATTTTCACAATCAGCGCAGTAGATGTTTTCGTTCTGGAGGCTCATTCATCCTCCTGATAAACCAGATCATATAAACGATCTCTATATTCTATAGCTTCTTCATGCTTAACATTTGTGGGATCAAATAATGCTTCGTGAAATTTGTGTCCCTTGTCTTTCATCATAGCATCAATTTCTAGTTTAGCCGAATCAGAATCTACAGAACCAGCATTTTTACCAGTACCTCCCATATCAGGATCGCTGAAGGATTTGCCGATCTTGTGTAGAAACCTAACCATCGCTACATTATTTGAAACCCCTGTTTCCTCTACAAACTTTTTAAGATCATCATCAGCAAATCTGTTAAAAGCTCTTCTGGAAATAGCTAGATTCTTTTCATAATCTCTTGCACCCCACTCTTTCTTGAGTGCGGTTTCAGCATTAACCTTGGATTGTTGCATAGAAGCCGTAGAATTAATATCAGATTCTTCGTTCATCTTTGCGTAAAAGTCAATCGCATCTTGAGCCTGCTTGTTAGTCAGCCCAGACTTATGAGCCGTAGTGAGAAATTCTGAATATAATTTTTCATCATACGGTACAGCCATACCTCCTTGGTCTGGTACTTTAATATTATAGGAGTCAGGAGTTTCTGGTCTACCCAGCTTATTATAAAAAGAATTAATCTCCTCTTCACTTGACTCCTCTGTAGGAATTTTATCCCTAGAGCCAACCATCTTCTGTAACTCTAGGTATGAATTACCCAATGAACCAACATCCTTAAATTTAGATAAAGTTTCATTATCTCTCAAGTCCTCTGGCAAATGATCTGTCTGCCAAGTTGCTTCTCCTGCTGGTTCTTCTGTTTGGATGAGATTATCGCCCTCAACGGTCACATCTTCAGTCATTGTGTACTCCAAAAAAAATTAATAATGTGTTTTTACCTTTTCCTGCTTAGAAGCCTTGTACGCCTCTATTTGCTGTTTTATTCCAATTACAAGCCCACGCCCACCCTCGTTGTAATAAGTCGAATATGGGTCATCTGGAACGGCTGAAACTTGATTCTGGTACATGTCCTCTAAAAATTTTAAAACTTTTTCGCCATAAACCCCAGAAAAGGTTTTGACGATTGCCTCCTGTACTTCTTCCAGTTCTTTATTGTACTGGGAACGCATCTGCACCTCCTAGTGCTTTAACCATTGGGGCTACCTTGCCTGCTCCTTCAGCTACAGTAGCAGCCTGTTCTAATTGTTGTTGCTGTTCTAGTTGTTCTTGTCTTTGTTGCCTTAGTTGTGCAACTTCTTCCTCTGACCTCATAACATCTGACGGCACAGCCATCCTTTCACCAATAATCTGTAATGCCTGATCGACATCAATATTATCAAGTACCTCAGGCGAAAACGATGCCATATTGGAAGCAACGCCAAGCCATCTCTGGATACTTGTAACGTCTTGTATTTTTTGATTTTTCGCAAGCTGCCCAACATAGGATACCTCTATTTCATCTAACTGTTGTAATGCAGGTGGAGGTGGTGGTAGCACACCTGCTCTATTAAGCAAACCAAAACTACGCAGTATTAATGGCGTTAAGACTTCACTCTCAAATCTGGCTACAGTTGGTCCAAGTAGCTTCTGTATCTGCTCTCGTACTGTAGCAACCTCTTCAGCAGTCATATTCAATTTTTCTGGTAACACCAGTTGATCTGCTAGGAAAATACCTCTAATTGATTTTTTGAGTTCATCTGCTTTAAGTGAGGACAGATCGAAACGCCCTTCAAATCTGAGGAATTTGAATCTCTCAGGTTCTCTGGAGTAGTTAATAGCAGAAGGGGTCATTCTGAAAGTACCGATAATGCCCTGATCTGGTGCAATCAACGGTGGATGTACTGCCGTTGCCAATCCTTTCAGTTCCAATTCACGTATCTTGTTTATTGTTTTAATGTCAGGCATGGCGATATCAGCAGGACTTCTACCCCACAACTCACCTGATGCTTTCTCAAACCTACCTATAACATACGGTAACTCTTCAAAACCGCTTTCTCTACAAACTGTTTGGGAATCTAAATGGATATCCAGAGCAGCATATTTCTTATCCATAACATCCTGAGAACCATACTTAAATTCATCTCTAGGAAGTAGTATCCTTATAAAAGTAAACTTTTCATCTGGTTTGCTTTTTACTGCCTGCTTTATTTTGTCTGGTAATTTACGCTGACCAAACATTTGTTTAGCTTGTCTAGCCGTATAAACATATTCCCAGAATACAGTATCAGGTTGTCCTCTCTTATCTTCAGCAAAAACAAACTGCCCAGTTGGTATAGAAGTGAATACCAAACCTCCGAAATCACCAGTATATTTATCGTTCTCTTCTAAGAGGAGATTAATTGTGCCGAATGAAGTAAAGTCTAAAAAGGCTTCACCTATAGCTGTGTAGAAGTTGGACTCATGGAACGCAAAGAACATCTTCTGCGTAACATCGTGAAACCAACGCTTGACTTGTTGATCTTTATTGAGTACGGATGCCTGATGTCCAGAAGGAATAGACAAACCAAACCAGACAACGGACTGAGGAACTAGCGCATTCTGCATCGACATAGCCATGAGTCGGCTTGCCTCTGGTGCGGAAGAGTCGAACATCTTATTGGTATGACGTTCTGCAATCGTAGAGGTTGATGAATCTACTTTCTGTTTACGTGGTCTTATGTAATCCCTGACATCACGGAAGAACGGTTCCCATAGAATCCTGTCCTGCTTGAGCGTTTCATAACGCCTTACTAAGTCTTTAACGTAAGACATATTAAGCTCCTAATAGTTGTTTCTTCTCTGACTCTGCTGTACCCAACAATCCTGAGGCTTGAGATTTGTCGGCACGCCTACCCATTTTGATACGACCCTCTTTAATAGAGGACACCGCAGTACGGTTTGCAAAGTACTTACCTGTAGTATCTTTTTTAATATCTGCCAGAGTAATAGTCTTGTTATCCCTGTATGAAGAGAGTAAGTCAGTCGGAGTCTTGCCAGGACTGATTGCGTTAAAGAACTGCCCTGTAGCACTTCTCCTTCGTTCTGTTTCTGGGTTGTCATACATATAATCTATGTAATCAGAAATACCCTCTATTCTAAACTGTTCGTCACGTTCTGCCTGTAGCTTTGCCTGTCGCTGTGCATTAGCCCTGTTAATAGCCCCATAGTCTACAGAAGGTGCAGAACCGCCCTTAAAGACTGCGTTCTTAAAAAGTTTCTTAAACCAGTAGTCATGTTCTTCTTTGTATAGTTTTTCCATAGCGTTACTCCGATAAGAGTCCTTTATTAGATTTAGTACCCACCCTTTTCATATCATAAAACAAACTGGGTGCATTCAGATTTTCTTCTTCTACATTACCCAACCCTAAAGCCCCACCTTCGTTCAGTATCGTATTTTCTCTTGTATCTGTAGAAGCAAGCCTTCGCATCTTTCTACGTTTCTCATCGTCTAGTCTTGCCTGAGTAACCGCCTCTGGTTCTGGTAGTGGAGTCTTTGGTGGTAAGTAAGCAGACTCTTGAGGTGTATCAACTACCATTGGTGCAGGCATAGCTGGCATAGCGCCTTTACCGCCCATATCTATCTCCTATTCAAAAACATCATATCCTGCTACTGCCTCTTCCTGCATTGGAGTAACATCTAAAAATCCTGCTTCAAATCCTAGCGTACCAGTAGCCAAAGCATCAAACCCATGAGATGCCCAATTATGCAACGGTCTGTTTTTATAACAACCGTTTTTGTCATCCCATTCTTTACGATAATTCTTCAGACAAGTCAAGCCCCTACTGCACTTGTTCTCATCAAAATAGAGTTGAGGAAAAACATTTCTCACACTCTCAATCTTGTCCATCACATCATTCGGTCTTGGGACTGTGTGAAATATCAGACCTTGTTCTCTGGCAAACTCCTTACGTGTCTTACCAATAGTAAAATCTCGCACTTCAATATCATGCGGTGCAAGATGTTTGCCGTAGATGTAATCCCTGTGCTTCAAGAGATTAACATAGTGTGTCAAGCCTTCGTCAGAATTTTCGTAGTAGTCTACAAACCTTACGCAATCCTGATGCAACTGGAAAAACCAAATACAAGTAGTATCGTTAATACCCAAGTCCCAACAAGTGTGTACTGGTAGTCTGCGTATATACGGTATCTCTCCAACCCTGTTGTCTTTGTAGGCATTTTGTAAGTGTCTGGCTAAGTAAGCCCCTTCAATACTTTGTTCAAATGCTTCTTTTGCAGTTGTTGGGTATTCCCTCTTGACATCCTCCCCTAGTTCTGCATTCTTTTTAGAATACCAAGCCTTCTGTGCATTTGTAAACTTTATTTTTAATAAATCTTCCTGTTTCTTAAAGTAAGTCTCCATATCTGGAGGAATCTGTGCGGTTGTTTCCAGAGAATATGCTTTTTCCTTGTACCAAGGGAAGAAAAAGAACCTGTAATCCATCGTTGTGAGTTCTTTACGTGATAAATTATCAAGTTCAGAGTCCCTGCACTTCACAAAGAAGTCACCCTCGTTACCCATCGCTGTAGATTCTATCGCTAACAGAGCATCTCTGGGTAAAGTTTCAATACTTCCAGTACGAACCTCTCTTGCCTTCTCTGGTTCTTTCGCACAAATTTTACCGTACTCAGTAATCAAAAGCTGAGAAAGCGTACCAGAACGCATGGACGTAGAAACACGAAAGGCAGAACCGTTACTGAAGATCAAACGCTTGCCTTGCTCACTTTCTAATTGTATTGTGCTGTGTATCAGGTCTTTTAAGGCAGGAATGTCTTTTGCTACGTTGTCAAATACGTCTTTTACCTTGGTACGGAAGATTTCTTCCGCATTCTCCCTAGTATCAGCAATAATACCTGCCTCTCTATTGGGATTAAACAGGCAATCGTCTAAGAAGAGTACAGAAAAGAACGTGGTTACACCTAACTGCCGTGCTTTCAGAACAATAACCCTGTTCCATATATTGTTATACAGATCAGTCTGCGCCCAGTTCAGTTTAAAGGGTATTAAAGCACTCCCTTCCTTGGGTCTTATGTGGTAAAGATTGTTCAGCCTCCAAGTACGGCTTTTAATTAGGCGTACTAGGTTTGTTTCGTTCTTTGGCGTTGCCGTTTTTGTAGTCAAATCCAGACTTCCTCTCTTCAATTTGCAACATCGCTTCAGCAATAGGGTTCATAGCGTTTGCTACACTATGACTCTCAACATGAATTTGTTTGACTTCTGGGTAAACTAGACGCATTACCTTGAGAGCTATGTCTGCACGTACCTTAGGTGGTGTTTCTTCATCCCTAAACAGATGAATTACCTCTTCCAGAGGATCAAAGTCCAACCGCTTCAGTACATCTCCTACCAGCCTGTTCCTGTTAAGAGAGTTCTTTGGTCTGCCAGGACCTCCTGTACCGCCCTTACTGAACATAGGTACTGGGTTAACTTTAGTTTTGCTTTCTTTTTTACTGTCCATACTCCATCATCTCCCACATCTCCCAATCATTAGGTGGTTTACGGTAAAGCATCGGTTTTAATGGTATGATATACCGTAGTTCACCATCCATTAAATACACTTCGCCATTAGCAACTCTCACCTTTCGGCACTCTTGTACTGGGTACTTAGAGCGAATGGGGTAAGAGTAGAGTGTGCCATCTTTATGCTCTACCACAACCCCTAGTGAAAAGTGTAGTTTCCACTCCACCATATCTGAAAACTGAGGCTCTTCTGGCGTTTTGTGTACGGATTCTGCGTTTACTGGAGGAGAGGAAAGTAAAATCCATACCACCAGAAGAACCCCTGACGTTTTCACTTTTTGTTTCTGTCCACCCCCATCTTCCACGTAGTAGCACCCCCAATACCTACCATACCCCACGCTTCTGAGGAGAATTGATGATAACCGAATGCCTGACACACCATCATACCCATAGCAAGACCCATAATACAGTAGGTCTTGTAGCCAGCCATTGTACTGTCGATCAATGTTACAATTGTCTTAATCATTTTTACCTCGCAAGTTTCTAATTAGAGTTACATTCCTGTAATCTTTTTACCATATCGTTCTCAAATAACAATCTTTCTTCCATCCAAGCAGGTGATACAGAGTAGTTACCGTTCTCTAGCAACGACATCTCACCTTCTTTCAGAAGAATGACCTTTCCTCCGCAGGCGTTTAAAGATATCAGCCATAGCATTAATATCATTGGAAGCCAAAGCCTTCTGTATATCATCTTCATTCTGCTTCCACTCCCTTTCTCTACGTGTTTTGAACCTTCTACTAACGGTTTCACGTACAAACCCCAACGCTTCTCCAATAAGACCCCACATGACGGCTCCAATTTATAAGGACAATTACTCTTCTGGCTCTTGTTTCTCTTTCTTAGTGACGTAAACAATGTAGTCAGGCTCATTATCCTTTTCCTTAAAAGAATTAGACATAACCAGTAACTTTGTACCATAAGTAAACGTACCACTAAAGTACTTATTACCATTCTTATCGGTACTCTCCCACAATCCACCAATTTTGATTAATTCACCCATTACTGCTTTCCTCCATAATAGTTGGTACGCTCTTTCTAGGACGACCTACTGGACGTTTAGGCGGTGGCGATTGAACCGCATAGTTAAAACCCTCTCCATTGACCGTCAAACCCAAGTCAGAGAGGTCATTAAACTCAGGCAGGTGTTTATCGTTCCATATCAGCATCATCAGGTTGGCTAATGCGTGACCCAGATGATCTTCTTCCCTACACCCCTGCCTGTATAGGTTAATATGACGTAAAGCGTGGTTGATATAAACTGAATGCTTGAGTCCCTTCTTCCAGTTGTTATCACCATGATTAATTGCACCGACATACATAGCCTTTGCAACGGCTTCGATTCCCTCAGGAGGTACTAGATCATATCTAACACCCTTTACGTCTGCACTACGGCTTGCACCTGTTTCATAAACTGTTTTTTCGTTAGGCACACTCTCCCCCTTCTAATCATATTTATTAATATTTTATTGAAACATCCTATAAATCATACTTAGTCCTCCAGACGGTATATAACCTTTAATTTATAGCTATAATTCTATAGTATCATATTTTCTTGACATAAGCAACCCTTTTTTTGGGGTTTTTGAATTTTATTTTTTTTTTGGGAAATTGTGTTGTTCTACGGATGGGTTAAGAAGAAGCGTAACGAATTCCCACTTTTCGGTATCGACTTCAGAGAGAATTGAAAATGACATTCAATCTCAAAAAGAAAAAAGAATGGCACGCATCATGCAATAATGCAAGAGTGATGCCAAACATTTTAGTTGAGAATGATTCTCATTATCAATGATAGTAATAGCGAAGCGATGATAGTACCTCGCATAGCGAGGTTTCAATGATAGTAGTCTCATTTTGATAATGATTCTCATTATCAATAGACCGACCTTGCAAGATACGTGCCACAGATATGGCACAGGTCTTGCATTAGCACATACCATGCCGAATAC